ACTGAGTAGGTATCAGATTCGTGCTGGTATGACTGTGCTGATTAAGCACGTATTTGGTACAGGAGATAACGGGGTTAGATTCCATATCGCTGATGTACAGGTTTCCCCTATGGAGGGGAAAGTAACCATGAAGATTGATACTCGCTATAGGGATCTACTCAATCTAGAAGAGTCACAGGTACGTACACGCGATCCATTGACTCCTGCTAAGATGCTACAAGTCAATCGCCGTTCAGTAATGATTGAAGACATTCTTGCTCCCTGGGATTACGCTGCTGGTAGTGGTTATCTCCCCAAGCAGTCTGTTGCGTACTTTAGGGAAATGGAACAGGATGCAAGGCAGGAAAGATACCCCTGGAAAAATTGGGTTAAGCGGTCGGCTACTGATGGCTCACATGATAATAGGCCCAGGTACAACAAGGAATTCTTCGTCCGAGTTAATGCAAACTCAACACAGCGGAAGAAGCGTTGGACGATTGTTCCCGTACTCCTCTCTCAAAAGGGCACTATCAGACTTACTCAGATAGCGGCCTATAAGGCTAATGGTCAGCCTGCGCTATGTGATTTCCACGTATCTATTTACGACAGGAAAGTCACATACAAGAATATGCCTAAGGATGCTGGTGGTCCTAGTCCGTTTATCGCTAATGCATTTGAGAGTATTGACCCAAATACTGGTCTTCCCTGGGAGGCAGTGAACGGAGCTACTCACTATGCTCCTCCACCCGGCTTCATTATTGGTTGGGGTAACGCTGAACAGCGTGCAGGATACTCTCCAGGTAGGTATAGCGATGGTCATAACAAGACTGGAATGCTGTTTGACGAGGCTACCTGGAGTTACGACTTCACTAATCTCCGTGGATTCAAGCGCCAAGCTGGAGTTAAGCAGCGGGAAAGCGCTATCTCTGCGTGGGTAGCCTTCTATGCGGAATACACAGAGGATGTGTACTTCATTGGTCGTTTCTATCGAGCAGAACCTGGTGTGTAATGACTAGATGGTCTGAGTGGCAAGAGCCGTTTAGCGGTTCGCTAGAAGATAAGTACGGTAATGGAGAATATATCCAAGGTACGCTAGACGGTAATGGAGACGCTCATAGCGCGCAGTGTGATCTAGACGTTGAGTCTGATTATTTGGCTGAAGAAGACAGATTTTTCGAGCATTATAACTCAGAAGAAATGGAGACATATGGATCAAAGCCCTCCATACTTGCTGGGTATGGATGGTCTGATCAGGCTTGGAATGAGTCTGTTTATGGTCCAGGTTCTGGTTTCCCTTCTCATACCAGTGGCCCTAGGCCAAGAACACGATACGGCGGATCATATGGATCTTTTGGCACATACGCCATCGCTGAAGCAACGCACTTTCTACCATCAACGAAAATCAACCACTATAAGCACGTTGTGTGGGGAGCAGGAACTGCATTTGCGCTCATAACTCCTGATACATGGGTTAGAAGTCTTTCGGAAAGCGCTTTTAGACAAGCATTCGGTATTGCATACAACGACCCAAAGTATATCTACTACAGCGGTGAATCCTTTAATCTTATGGATTCTATTCAGTTCGAAGTTGAGTTATCCAGTGCTCCAAATCCGCACTACTTCGATTACACAAATTACACACAGGGTAGTGCTTGGATTTATTTTGACAACGAAGAAGTAGAAATAACAGTTACTGATTTTATTGGCACTTGGACCGGAAAGCTTTATAGTTTTAAAAACGGCAATTACAGTAGCATTATAAACCTCAATCCGTATAAAAATAATGGTGAGGGTGAGTGGTGGGGAAGTAACTTTTGGCAGCCAGATAACAGCGAGGAAATAGCTTCTTTTGGCAGTAACGGCACCTTCACTATTACACCCGATTTAGATGATTTATTCGTTAACGGCGAAGGTCTATTTATCGCTGGCGTTCCGGCAAGTCCTATTAATATGACGGCTGATGTCAGGCCACACGATGTTTATATAAGTACTGCTCAATACAACACAGCAAACGCTTCCTATAAGTTTAAGGGAGATTGGCGTACTACTAGGTGGCGTTATCAGCTATTTGGTGAACCACCTTTAAGGTTAAAGCAGCGAGATGATGGTGTGAGATCTGGTATCAGGATTAAGGCAACACAGTCATCTTCTTCAACGCAAGAGCCACGAGCACCACGTATCGGAAGCGGAAATAGGTATAGTTAACCCATGAGTGTTATTAGCAACTACGCAGCCAACGCAATGCTTGATTCTGTATTGGCGGATAAGACCGTGTATGTGGGGCTGCATATCAGTGACCCTGGAGTACTTGGGGATTATGGTTCTGAGGTTGCTAGTGGAGACTATGTACGTCAGGTAGTGACGTTCTCTGGTGCAGGATCACGCACTACTGGTAACACTACACTTGTTCAGTTCTTAGGTATGCCTGAGTGCAGCGTGTCACATATCGCTATCTGGGATTCCATTACTACTGGGAATCTCATTTCGTTCAAGGAGCTACTTACCCCAATTGCAGTAACTGAGGGACAAACATTCGTTATCCCAGCTACTACGATTGCCGTTACATTGACATGATTATCTCAGAGGAGTGCTTCCAGGGGGAACATACATGTAGCGACTGTGAATGCCCATGTCATAAACCCTGTGAGTGTCCTATGTGCATTAAAGGGTACGATGACGCATGTATGCGATGACTAGTAGCTCAATGGCAGAGCATCCGGCTGTTAACCGGACGGTTGAAGGTTCGAATCCTTCCTGGTCAGCCAATGATTAGCCCGCAGTGTCTTTCTGACAAGCATCGTTCTTGTACGTACTGCAGTGGATGCGACTGTCATAATGATGGGGTACACAACTCCAAGTAGGGACTCCCATGACTAACGCTTTTGGTGTAGAGCACGTTAGTAAGCGCGCACACAAGGCGGATTCGGGAAAGAATCCATACAAAAATACAAAAGAGAGCATTATCGCTCGTTCTGCTGCTGCAAAAGGGGTATTGAAAGAAAAAGAGCGCTTTAAGGATGTAGACCCAAAGGAAGCGGCGCAATTACTGCACGAAAAGAAGCTCGGTGTTCAAAACAAGAACTATGACCCAGTAGGGGTAGCGCTAGGTAACTGGCAAAACGACTCACGCGGAGTCAAGAGGAGCGCTAAGAAGAAGATTACAAAGCCTCGTATTGCAATAGATAACTTGCACTCCAGAGATACAGCTGTTCGTCGTATGTATCAGCGAAGCCTCGCGCCTTCTGGGAAGCTGTTAGAAGGAATGGTTGAGCATTCTCCAGCAACAGATAAACCTCTCTATCGAGGAATGTCAACTAAAAAGCATGAGATTAAGCCTGGTGATGAAATCAAGGGCGGACTTAGCTCTTGGAGCGCTAGTGGTAAAAAGTCACTTGACTTCGCAGATGGTGCATTTGGGCATAACAACAAGAGCAATAAGAATAGATACAGGCTAGAGCTAGAACCGGGCACTAAAGCTATCAGCGTTAATAATCACAATGGCATTAAGCAATTCCGAGAGGAAAAGGAATACATTACCAATAGTGATTTTAAGGTTGAGGGTCAGAAAAACCCAATTACCACTAGAGGGAAAGATATTCATAGGCTTGTAGTGAAGGATAAATACAACAGAGATGAGCTTGGAAGGTTCGCTATCTCTAAGTCAGCATTTGGTGTTATCCACTAGAATGTAGCCATGTCATTCATCCAAATACACGCTAAGCGAACAAGGGAGAAGCGTAATGGCTCCGTTCGTTCTAGATAGAGCGCCGTGGGACGATGAATCGCTTTACTGGGCTGTAAGGGCTATGTGGGGAGTTAAGCTACCCAGGCATACATGTGGCCACCCAGAGCACACAGCGCCATTTACCGCCTTCGCAGACGCGTACTTTGAGCGTGGACACTCAACCGTTCTATGGCACGGCTCACGTGGTCTATCTGGTAAGTCCTACATGCTTTCCGTATTGGGGATTACTAAAGCGTTCCTAAAAGGCGCAGATGTGAACATGCTTGGTGGGTCTTTCTCCCAGTCAACAAACATTCACGAGCATATGCGTACCGCTATGAACCATGAGAATGCTCCTCGGTACATGATTGCTAAAGAGAGCAATAACAAGATTACCCTCACTAATAAGGCGAGGATTAGACCTCTTACTGCTTCTCAAAAGACTGTTCGTGGCCCTCACCCTCCATTTCTAATCCTTGATGAGATTGATGAAATGGATATCAACATCCTAGATGCTGCTCTAGGACAGCCAATGCCACAGATAAACTATATGGGCGAAGAGATTAAGCCATTCACGGTAATGTGCAGCACATGGCAGAACCCAGAAGGCTGTATGGTACTTAATACTCCAATCACTACTAAGCGGGGAGAGATCCCTATCCAGAAAGTAGTGATTGGAGATCAAGTAATGACGCGAGATGGATGGCGTGACGTTACTAATTCGATTAACACTGGCAATCAGGAATGCGTAACTGTACGTTTCGCGTCAGGACGAGTTATCACTTGCACTCCCTGGCACCCCGTTTGGACTAGTGCTGGCTGGGTCAAAGCTTCCAGACTCACGGTAGGCACGCATGTAATCTCTGTGATAGGTGGGGTTAGCGGCTTTAAAAGCAGCGTTTCTGTCGTCTCTGCAGACTCTGCAAGAGCGCTTTCTGGAGTCTCCAACTCCGCTCTTGATATAGACAACAGCGCCGTCGATGGTCAAGTCATGACCGTTGTTGCAGACGGTCTTAGGAGTTTTAACAGCGAGCGCTCTGATGTTGTTCTCAGAAGTAGTGACGAGTTCAAGGTGTCTGGGGTTAATGCAGGATCTGTTGCAACAAGTATGGTCCAGGGGCAAATCGTTGGGGATAGGACCAATGACCTTCATGTAGACCCACCTGTGAGCGAGGAAAGTTCTTTTCCCAGGAATGAGATTCCTGTCAGATTTGTACCCGTATCCATTGGGTCCGATACGGAAGGGCCAGATGATGCACTCGTCGGTATCGAGGTTGACGGATACGTCTTTGCCAAGGATGAAGTTGTTGAAGTTATTCATAGTGGCATAATACTGCCAACGTGGGACTTAACTGTAGGCGATACGCACGAGTACGTAGCTAACGGAATTCTGGTGCATAACACATTCACTGCTATTAGACGCAGGTTTGAGGAACGTAATCTCCCTGTCGTTACGTGGTGCTATCAGTGTTCAGCTAATCCTATTGATGGATGGCTAAGTCAAGAGACTATTGACGCGAAGAAACTAGAGATCCCCACAGAGATGTGGCGCACTGAGTATGAGCTTGGCGAGCCCGCTATTGGTAACCGCGCGTTCGATCCAGACGCTATCGAACAGGTGTTCGGATACCCACACTCCCCAATCAGGGAGAAGATTCAAAAAGACTTCGAAGAATACACGTTCGAAGAACCAGAAAGACATGGTGTGTACGTTGCAGCAGCTGACTGGGGCAAAGAGCAGGACTACACAGTAATTTCAGTAATGCGTGCAGACGTTCAACCTGCTCGCATGGTGTATTGGATGCGGGTCAATCGTCGTCCATACCCACAGATGATTGGTTGGTTTAATGAAGCTATCAACACATATAACGCCACTGCTATTCACGACGGTACTGGTCTTGGGAATGTGGTTAACGATTACGTCGATCTCCGCGCTAACAGCTTCATCATGGCAGGACAATCCCGTGACAACATGCTCAGCGAATACGTCTCAGCCGTCGAGAACGGTAGAGTTGCTTACCCTCAATTCAAGTCCAATTACATTGCCCATAAATACGCTCGTGTGGGAGACCTTTACGGGCGCGGAAAAGACTTCCACCTCCCTGACGAGGTATGCTCCCTAGCATTAGCATGGAGGTTGATCAAGAAACATGGATTCGCTGGTGGGGAAGCTATTACTATCGCTAGAGATTTGGCTCCTACGAGGACTGAGGCACACTTCCTTCCAGAAGACCAGAGACAAGGTACAAAGACGGGTGATCCTTCGATATCTGTCTACGTTAAGAACCCGCAGGAAGACCTGAGTTTTCTTGTCTAAACAGACGCTATTTGGCTTTGAGGTGGGTCATTTGATGGACCTTAAGGCCGCGTCAGAGCAATACCTAAAGACTGGTGGAGCTAACTGGCAACAGGGATTCGGTATCTTGCGCGTGCATAAAGGACACGTATTTCCTATTCCAGTGCCTATTCTTGGGCGTAAGTTCTCGGTAGATGGCCAAATCTATACCTGGAACTAGACGGCAAGATTATTATCTAGATATGCTCAAAAGCAGCGTGATCGAAGCCCTTACGTGGGCGCGTGATGCCTGGTTGTCTGCATCTGATAGTCAGAAAGAGCGGGCAATGGTCTATATCGACACTCTCCTAGACCAACTTAATAGGGGCATGACTTGGAATGATGCATACAAAAAGGATATGCTTCTAGAAGACTTTGACGAACCATTCACTAAAGAAGAGCAGGTATAAGAGATGAAATCAGCATTTGGCGTAGTGCATATCTCCAAGGGTATGCCAATGAACCCAAAGAACACTATCCCTACTGCAGTTATGAATGCTCATAAGAAGCGTATTGCTCTCAAGTTGCTAAAGGGCAAGATTAAGTAATTACTGGACCTCCCGTATACGATGGAGACATTGATATAGGAGGTTCTTGTGCATACAAGTGCATTTGGCGTTAATCATATTTCTAAGCGCGACATTCAGTACAAGAACGAAGCTGTCGGAGCGGCTGCTGGTGGAGTTGTTGGTGGCGGTGTTGCTGCTGCCTTTAAGCCCATTAATGGCGTCGTAAAGGGCAAGAAGTCCAAGCAAATCATGAATGCAGCGAACACCATCATGGATGGTGGCAGTAACGGAGCAGATTCCACTAAGAAACTAGCTGGCTCTGGAAAGTTGCTTAATAAGTTCCCAAAGGGTGGCCCTAAGGTTATTGCGGCTGGTGCTGCGGGCGGTGCTGCAGCTGGAGGAATCGCTGCTCACAAGCTGAGTCAACGTAGCAAGGCTTAATTTCTTCGTATATGGTGTTAACGACCAATACATATGATCAGAGAGTAGATAAATGCCAGATCAGCGAGACCTAGAAGGCGACAACATCTTCGATGAAGTACCGAAGAATGTTAGTCCTATGGTCGAACTTGGCCTAACTGGTGTTCGACGTACATCTGGCTATATTGACGAAGAATTTCTCCCACAACTTCGCGGGCGTAAAGCAGTACAGATATTTAGGGAGATGAAGGATAATGACCCTGTTATTGGTGCTTTACTCTTCGCTACGGACCGTCTGCTACGTCAAGTGGAATGGCGGGTCGAGCCGTCAGGCGATAAACCAGGAGATAAAGAAGCTGCTGAATTTCTAGAGCAGTGTATGGAAGACATGTCGCACACATGGGACGACATGATTACTGAGATCCTTACCATGCTTCCCTACGGATGGTCTTGGCACGAGATTGTCTATAAGCGCCGTATGGGTCCACACGAGGATAACGCTTCACGTCGTTCTAAGTTCAATGATGGACGTATCGGATGGCGTAAGATCCCAATTCGCTCGCAGGAGACATGGCTACGTTGGGTATTTGATGACCAAGGTGGCATTCAGGCCATGGTCCAAATGTCCCCTCCTCACTACAAGTCAGTAACTCTTCCTGTTGAGAAGTCATTGCTATTCCGTACCTCTACGGAGAAGAACAACCCAGAGGGACGTTCTTTCCTGCGTAATTCATACCGTCCTTGGTACATGAAGAAGCGCCTAGAGGAGATTGAAGCTATTGGTGCTGAGCGTGATCTAGCAGGACTCCCTGTGGCTAAGATTCCTCGTGAGTACTTGGCTGCTCCAGTAGGTTCTGATCGCTACAAGATGACACAGGCGTTCAAGAAGATGGTCCGCTCTGTGCGCAGGAACGAACAAGAGGGACTGATCCTTCCTACTGAGTACGACACTGATACCAAGCAGCCACTATTTGAGTTTGAGCTACTAAGTGGTGGTGGAGGACGTCAATTCAATATTGGCGAGATCATTCAGCGTTATGAAGAGCGCATGTTGATGAGCGTTCTTGCTGACTTCATCCTAGTGGGGCATCAAGGTGTTGGTTCTTACTCTCTACATACTGATAAGACTGGTCTATTCCGTGCGTCCATGAACTCTATTGCGCAGACTATCGCGGATGTGTTTAACAATTACGCTATCCCGCGTCTATTCAAGGTAAATGGCTGGAAGCTAGACCAACTACCACTGATTAAGCCGTCTGATGTTGATCCGCCAGATATCACGCAATTGGGCGCATTCATGGGTCAGATGGCCTCTGCTGGTGTCGAATGGTTCCCAGATCCTAGCCTTGAGAAGTTTGTTCGCGATATTGCGCGTCTTCCAGAGCTTTCCAAGGAAGACGAAGAGATTCTTGAAGTGCAGGATCGGCAAGCACAAATTATCTCTATCGCTCAGCAGAAAATGCAGATCATTCAGATGCAGCAGCAGGCAGAGCAGGGTGCTATGTCTATGGAGCAGCAAAAGATGGGGCTAGAGCAGCAAGCTAGTGACCATGAAGCACAGCAAGCTGCGCAACAAGAAGGCCAAGAAGAGGTAGACCCAGCTATGCAGCAGTCAGACGAGCAGCATCAGCTAAAATTGGCACAGGGACAGCAGAAACTTCAACACAACGACGAGTTGCACCAGAATAAACTGAAGCAGCTTAAGGGTAAGCCGAAGGAGCCTAAGAAGTGAAGCGTGAGCAAGCTACGAGGGAATACCTGGGCATTTCCAAGAACGACAGTCTAGTTGCGGCGGTTGATGCATATGAATGGGTTGAATCACATCCTGAAGAGGCTCCATTTGTTCTCAGAGCAGCTCTTTTTGACCTTCACACTGCATCCGTACAACAAAATCGGGAACTCGTCAGTAAGGCATTTCAGTCCTACGTCCAAGACCGTACGCAGCAAGTACGGGAAGTAATCAAGAAGGCTGCTATCTCTAAGGCTGCTAATGGTGGAGATATCCACGATTTAGTTGTTCTTGATGAGGCAATTCAGCTTATTTCTAAGGCTGAGAGTAATAGCTATCGCTGGAAAGAAGACTTGCACCCTCGCGGTGAGGGAGGGCGCTTCCGTACTACGTCGCATAAAGTTAAGACTGACGAAAAAGTACCTAACCTGAATGATAAGGACGCTGGCAAGCGCGGTATTCCTAATTCTGGTCTGAATAACAAGAGGAAGTCTGAGTTCCAGCAGGCTTATCTTCAGGTCAGTGAAATTCTTCGCTCTAATACACCTAATGATGCTCTTATTTACGGTGTTTATAATGCGAAAAGCGGTAAAAAGGGAGACGGCGAGGGGGAAGAAGAGCGCACTCCGCTGATGACTGTGGGGGAAGCTCGCACTGCCCAAGCTGACTCTATTAACTCCGCTAATGGTCTAGTCAATTCGATTATGTACCAGAAGGGGAAGAAGCTCCGTAGTGTTCAGGTTATCGAGTCTCCTACTGGTGCTGCTGATAACCCAACCGACCTCGGTTATGACCTATTGGGTCCGGCTGGAGCAGCTGCACTGTCGTCTATCAACAGCGGTGCTTTAGGGGCGTACACAGACAAAGCAGGGCAACCAGTTTCCGAATTGGGTACTGGAGAGCGCTTCTATAACCAAGTAAATGCAGGTTCAAAGCTAGCTCAGGATGTACTGGGACCGGCTCTTGGCCCTAAAGCCAATACTGCACTATTTGCTGCTAATTTTGCTTCTACTCATGCTGCTGAAGCAGAAAAGGTAATTGGGCCAAAGGCGAGAAAGTCTGCTTATCGTTACCGTGGTGTCGAAAAGACGCCAAATGCAGTGCTTCAGAACACGATTAACGAAGCTCGTAACCAAGAGCGCAAGAAGGCTCAATACACTGGCGACAGCCAGCAGAAGGCCGACACTATCGCTCGTAACAAGGTAATCTACGGAACTTCTGGCGCTTCTGAGCCAATTGATCCAAAGAATCCACAAATGGGGATGAAGAAGTCTCCTGCGAAGGAATCTGCGGTCATTGATTACTTCCGCAAGAAGCTTCCAAACGAAGAGCTTTATGTTCTTAACCGTGAGAGCGGGAACATCCCTCCATCGCAAGGTGTAATTATCGACCGTAAGGGTCAGGTAGTTACGGAGGCTATGGGGTACGGAGACGATTGGTATCTTCCATTTAACCTAAAGAATCTATCTAAGCTTCAAGGCGGGGAGTACGTTCGTACACGCGCATACGGCGGATTGACAGCAGAAGATATCTACACTGGTCTAGTTTCTGGTGCACGCGCGGTTACTGTTGTCTCGCATTCTGGTGTGTACACGGTTGAATTCGATGATGACTTCCGTGGATCGAAGCGCTACAACGACAAGGCTGCCCGTATGGTCGGTCGTTACGAGCACCTTTTGGATTCGCTTGCGTCTAACAAGGTTCACACTGCACAGCGCTCACAGGCGCGTGAGGAAGAATTGAAGCAAGAAGCAGCGCGCGAGGCAGATCCAGTAGACGATCCAGAAGGTTACAAAAGCGCTCTTAGGGGTGCTCGCGAACGCGACGAACTAGATCCTAAATTGGCAGAGGCCGACAAGGACAAGATTCGCCGTGAAACGGCTGATAACGCTGCGTCTAAAGCTGGATACGACAATGCATCAGACTTTGCAGAGACAAAGATGGGTGAAATTCACCAGAATTCTCTTGCTGCGATGCGCCGTGACCCCGCAAATGCTGGTGCGATTAAGGCTGGCGCAGAGCGTCAGATTTCTGAGCTTTCCACTACGAACGGCGTGATTCGCGCTTTGGGCGCTCAGGCTCAGGCTGATATTGCAGTTGAGCGGGCTGAAGAAGAGTACAAAATGTCTCATAAGCCACTACGCCTCAATGCACAGGGCTACAAGAAGGCACAAGAGGCACTAGAGAACCAGTTCCCGTACTACTTCAGTAGGGTTTCATTCCGTCCGTGGAATGACGGTAGCGCATGGAACGACGATTCTGGCTACGTTAAGCCTCGCTATAACCGTCCTGCTGCTGCTCAGGCCGGATACTGGGACGACAGTATCAATGGGCAGAGCAAGAAGAACGCCGATCAAACTGGATTCCAGAACTTCAAGGTACGTAATCAAGTAGCAGCAACGCGTGCTAGCGAGAAGGCGAAGACAGATGAGGGCAAGGAAATTGGAACCTCTGTCGCTCGTCGTTCTGCTAATTCAGGTATGTCTGTTGATGAGCAGAAACAAAAGGCTTATTACGAGATTGGTAAGCAGCTGCTAGACCAGTATGCGAACGGTAAGTTTAGCGCTACAGATGAGCCTGGTGGACCAGTAATCCGCCCGGAAGTTGAGGGTCAGTGGAAAGATCCTCTGAGCGGAATGACTATTAGCCTAGATGGGCAATCAGTTAAAGAA